CTGTTTTTGATGTTATAAACGATGGTTGGGATTTAATGATTGCTCATCCACCTTGTACTTACCTAGCCGTTAGTGGTAACAGATGGTTATACAACAAAGATGGAAGTAAGAATGAGGAACGATGGAAGAACCGAGAGGCAGGTCTTGATTTTGTACGTGCTTTAATGGACGCTCCTATTGAACGGATAGCAGTTGAAAATCCAGTAAGTGTTATATCGTCAGAGATACGAAAGCCTGATCAGATCATACAGCCTTGGCAGTTTGGAGATGAAGCACAGAAGACTACTTGCCTATGGTTAAAGAACTTACCTAAGTTAAAGCCTACAAAGATTGTGGGTAAAGGTGAGATGGTAACTTATAAGAGTGGTAACACTATGCCTAAATGGTATGCTGATGCTTTTAAACTACCTAAAGCAGAAAGACAGAAGCTACGCAGTAAAACATTCCAAGGTATAGCGGATGCTATGGCTGACCAATGGGGACAGGAGGAGGAGCTATGACTTTATTAGGAGTAGGAATAATGGTCATTATGTTTATTATCTTTATCGCTATAATTTACAACGAAGACTCATGAGATGCCCTAAATGCCACACCAAAACAGAAGTACTGGACAGCCGTACATCGGACTTACGTGTCCGTAGAAGACGACAATGCCCTGCTTGTAAACGCAAGCTCACTACTCAGGAATTAACCGACAAAGATTGGTTTGAATACTTGACAGAAGCCCTGCGAAAGGTTTTAAAAGTACCTACCGATGATTGATATCCACGTAGTTCACGACTTTGACTGGTCTATTTTAGACTATCAGACACGCAAGCAGATACAGGAGGGAAGCGACGCTTTTTGGGCTGACTGTGAGCTTGCTGTTGTGGATGGTGAAGTTGTCCGTACAGACATACCTAGAAAGAAACCGATCACTGGCTTTGACTTTGTCTACAACGATGAAACCGAGCGAGAGCAATATTAGCAAACATACCGAGACCCTTAAGAAGATGAGGGACTTTGGTATTGCTAAGTACCGGGAGACCCAACGGATATACAGAGAGAACGGCATGAGAGGTGAGACCGAGAGCTGTCGTCGGGTTATGCGTAGCGTCATGCCACAGGTAGGAGAGGCGTTATGTAAGGAGTTGGAGTTTTACAGCCATCGTCGTAACAACCCACCACTTTTCCTGATGTTCATCATGGACTTTGACGGCTACGAGCTGGGTCATATCACTCTTAAAAGTTTGATGGATCAGATGGACAGCTTACCGAAGATGCAGGAGGTGGCTGTTAACGTAGGCACTGCTGTTGAAGCTGTTGCTCGTCGTCGTTACTTTGAAGAACACAGAGGTGAGTGGGACAGGTACTTGTTAAAGAAGAAGCAGAAGGTTTTCAAAGGATGCCGACGCTCACAGATGGAGATATTCTTTGAGGAGGAGGAGAAGCACGAGCGGTTCGGTGACTTTATAAGGTTTAGGTTGTGGACTCCTCGTCATAAAGCAACGCTTGGTATATGGTTGTTCGAGCAGGTACGGATGCACAGCGGTCTGTTTGAATTGTTCTACAATAAGTCAAGAGTTGGTCACAGCACCAAGCACGTGAGACCCAGTAAGAACTTTGACGATTGGCTTAATCGATTTGATAAGTGGCGGGAGCTTATGCGTCCTCACTTCCTTGCTACTCCTGATGTACCTACTAAGTGGGAGGGGAACAATGTCGGAGGGTACAAGCACGACGGAGAGATGAATCTTACCTTTGTAAAGTACCGCAGTGATGCAGGGGATATGCACAAGATATTTAACAGCGTTAACAACATTCAATCAGTAAAGTGGCAGATCAATAAGCAGGTATTAGATGTTGCTACAAAGTCATGGACGGAAGGCTTACTGCTTGGTGGTATGCCTCATAATGAGGAGATACCGATTGAGGAATACTACGAAGGAGATTGTAAGCGTGAGTTGAATGAGTGGAAGACACGCAAGCGTCGTGCTATTGAAGCTAACTTAAAGACCAGAGGTTTACGGTTCCGTACAGCAAAGACTATTTACACAGCTAACTATTACTATAAGAACTTACCTGACGGTTTTTATTTCCCTCACAATGTAGACTACAGAGGCAGAGTATATCCGCTCCCTTCTTTTGTTAACCCACAGAGTGATGACCTTGGTCGTAGCTTGTTGTTGTTTGGCAAGGGTGAACAGATCGTAGACGAAGAAGACTTTGAGTGGATACTTGTGGCAGGGGCTAATGCTTTTGGCACAAAAGGTACATTTGAGGAGCGAGTAGCTTGGGTAAAGAGCCGTGAAGATTGCATACTTGCTAGTGCTAATGATCCGTTTGGTGAGCAATGGTGGACAGAAGCCAGTGATCCGTGGGCTATGTTAGCTTTCTGTTTTGAGTATAAGAAGTGGAAGGATGAAGGGTACGGCTACACCAGTTACTTCCCTGTTCATCAAGACGCTAGTAATAACGGCATACAGCTGATGAGTATGTTGTTGAGGGATGAGGAGTCAGCCCGGCAAGTAAACCTGTGTCCTGATGCACCACTCGGTGATATGTATCAACAGGTAGCAGACAATGTAACGGAGAAGCTAAAAAAGGACAGAAGTAAAGACGCATTAGCTGCTGCTTGGTACAAGTTTGGCATCAGTCGTAAGTTTGCAAAGCCTATCGTCATGGCTCGTCCGTATGGTGCGAGGTGTTACAACAGTGTGGATGTACTGACTCCTGTTTACGAGGCAATGGTAGAGAAAAGCTACCGACCCTTTGAAAAAGGAGAGAACCTTACAGCTATTGGTTACCTTGCTAAGTTAATAAACAAAGAGGTGGACAAATTGCTACCTAAACACATGGCTTTGATGGGTTGGTTAAAAGCTTTATACAAAGATGGGCCATTATTTTGGACTACTCCTTACGGTTACTCTGTTAAGAGTGTTATCTACAGGTATAAAAAGGTAGAGTTTATGACTGCTGTAAACGGATTGCTTGACAAGTGCTACATCAAGAAGGAGGAGGGTGTGGACAAGAAGAGAATCCGTCGTGCTTTCATAGCTAACTACATACACAGCCTTGACGCATCTGTTGTACATAAGGTAGCAGATCAGATGGAGTTTGACATCGGCTTTGTACACGATAGCTTCTGTGCTCACGCACCCAATGTAAAAGCTATGAAGCGTCTGCTCCTTAAAACTTACAAAGAATATTTTTCACGTGACCTGCTTGACGAGTTGAGTAAGGAGGTTGCAATAACACAGGATACGGAAGTACAGTCTCGGCCTCAGCTTGGCACTTATGATGTGTCGCAAATACACAGATGTCCTTACGTATTCCATTAATAATAAAAACACATAATAACATATAATAATACTATGAGCATACCATCGAGAAAGAAACACGACATCATTAAGTTAAAAGGCACAGCTAAGTTTTGCCACTTGAATGAACCCAACAAAAAATTCAACGCTGAGTTTGGAGTGTGGAGCTGTGACCTTGTTGTCAGTAGTGAGCAAGCAGAGGTGTTAAAGCAAGCCATTCGTCCGTTGTATGAGGAGGAGTTGCAAAAAGTACAAGACGCAAACCCCGGCAAAGAAATCAAGCAAGCACAGAAACCATTTGATGAGCAGTCAGACGGCACATCTCTTGTGAGGATTAAACGAAAAGGAGGAGGACGCAGAGCAGACGGTACAACTTACACCTTATCCAGTCCTGCTTTGTATGACAGTGCAGGTAAACCTTTACCCGAAGATGTACAGATATGGGGAGGCAGTAAGATGAATGTAGCTTTTCGTCCTAACTTTTGGTACATACCAGCTCTTGGGTTTGGTGTATCACTTGATCTTGAAGCAGTGCAAGTCATTGAATTAGCGAACGGTGGAGTAAGCAACGTAGCAGCTGAAGCCTTTGGATTTACAGAGGAAGAAGGATTCGTAGCTAACGGTGGTGAAACCCTTGACGCAGTATTCAGTGCCGAAGATAACCAAGAAGAGCAAGCGACCGTCACGACAGCGGACTTCTAATAACGGTTTTCGTAGCGGGTTTGAAAGTAAACTCGCACATCAACTGGAGCGTGGTGGTATTCGATACAAGTATGAAACATTACAGATCGAGTATCAAAAGGTCAGCACTTATACTCCTGACTTTATACTACCTAACGGCATCATCATCGAAGCCAAAGGTTTGTGGACGACAGAGGATAGGAAGAAGCACTTGTTAGTACGTGAACAGCATCCGCAGTTAGACATACGCATCGTGTTTCAAAGTGCTACAAATAAGATACGCAAAGGATCGAATACTACCTACGCTGGTTGGTGCGAAAAGAAAGGAATAAAATATGCAAACAAACTTATACCAGAACAATGGCTTTTACAGCAACCCATCAGCCCTGTGATCGATGCGGGTCGTCTGACGGTGTCGGAATCAACGACGATGGTAGCACACACTGCTTTGTCTGTAACAGGCACGAACGAGGAGAAAACACACAACGAGTGACAATAGAAAAAACACACACAACTATTGATTTAATATACGGAAAACCACAAGCACTAACACGAAGAAACTTAACAGAAGATACCTGCCGTAAGTGGGGGTATTGGGTAGGCGAGGAGAACGGGCAACCTGTCCAAGTCGCTAACTATAAAACACGAGACGGCAAGACCTGCGGACAGAAGATACGACGAGCAGATAAAAGCTTTGGCGTAAGAGGGGAGTTAATCAGCCTGTACGGTCAGCACCTGTGGAGAGACGGAGGTCGTCGAGTGGTGGTAACAGAGGGAGAGATAGATGCTCTGTCTGTCAGCCAAGCGTTAGATAACAAGTGGCCTGTAGTGTCTGTACCTAACGGTGCGGGTGCTGCAAAGGGACACATAGCACGAGCGATTGACTGGTTAGAACGATACGAGCAGGTGATCTTCTGCTTTGACATGGATGATCCGGGACGGAAGGGGGCAGCAGAATGTGCAGCACTTCTCACACCGGGTAAGGCAAAGATAGCAGAGCTTCCACTGAAAGACCCTAACGATATGTTAGTAGCAGGTAGGAGCAAGGACTTAGTCAATGCTTTGTATGACGCTAGAGAGTACAGACCTGACGGCATCGTGAACGGTAAAGACCTGTGGGATGTTATCGCTAACAAAGAGGAGCACCAAGCAGTACCTTATCCGTATGCTAGTCTAAACAATTTAACCCACGGCATGAGGACAGGTGAACTTATAACTGTCTGTGCGGGTAGTGGAATTGGGAAGTCCCTGTTCTGCCGTGAGGTTGCTCATCATCTGTTAGACCTAGGTGA